GCACACAACACACACAACACACACACAAGCAGAGGGCACGACACCAGAGGGGACTACCATTACACCAGACTACACTACACCATATCACCCCTCTATTGCGCATTTTTTATAAAATATAACGGCCAGTCGATTTTGCATTTTACAAAAATATATCGGGGGTGCAAATGGACTATGGCGTAACCATTGAGCGTGCGATGAGGGATTGGTGGCAAGATGCGCCGGGGTATCCCCGCATTATGGGCGACAAAGAGTATGAGGCTTTTCGTAAACAAATCGAACGTATCATAAGGAGCAGAAATGGCAGCGAAGAAACCGAATCCCTTTGCGAAGGGGAAAGCACCAGCAGCAAAAGGGAAAGAGAAGATGTGCAAGACGTGCAAGAAGCCGATGAGTAAGTGCAAGTGCTAGATGAGCATTCAGTACGGAATCCTTGACGATACTGATTCTGTCCGACTGAAGGAACGAATTTCGGCATTGGTAGCCTTGGGATGGGAGACGTATGGGCCGCTGGAATATAGTGGCGGGTACTACATCCAGGCAATGATTAAACGAGTGAAGGAAGCAGATGGCGACAAAGAATCCTGACAATGTAAAGACGCGTAAAGGCAAAGAGGGCGATACCTATTACGAGAACACAGCCCTCGCCGGACGGTTAAAGGGTAAGGGTGTCAACGTCAAGGCTGGGCCAGTCTCCAGCGACCGCACGCAGCGCAAGGCTACAAACATGGCCAAGCGCAAGGAGTATGCATCGAAGCGCAGCAGCACACCAGTCAAGCGCACGACGACCGCAGGGAACACAACGCAGCCAGTCAGCCGACCGCAGAACGTGCAGGGTCCACTAATGCAGAATGGCAGTTACGGGAATGCGCCTGCCTCCCCTCCCCCTGCACAAACGTTTGCGCAAAATGGACAAACGCAGTCACCGTCTCAGTATCGCCCGATGATGCCACAGTATGGGTTTGATGCGATGCCGCCTGGTCAGCCGATGCAGCAACAGCAGTCTATGCAACCCCGGCCATCAGCCTTTGGCCAACCGAACAGCGCCATGACGATGGGGATTCAGCCAATGGGCAACCCGTACATGAATAGCCAGAACCCGGCACAGATGATGGGTGGGTATCAGCCGCCGATGGGCAATCCTAACCCTTGGGGGAGACGATGGTAACAATCGCAGAAGCAATCCAGGCATTCGCAAAGCTCAACCCACAAGGTATTCCTGCCGTGGTGATACCCGCGGGGGACGCATTGGTAGTGGACTTGAATACCGTCGCCGTGTGGACTGATCGGGTGACGGTGCCGCTAGTTGTGGAAATCAATACAGCCCTGGCCATTGTCTACGGTGGCATTCCAGTCAAGACGGAGGATGACGATGACGAGTGATTACATTTACGTGCGCGGGACTACTGCCTATTTGATGGATGAGTATCTGCCCGAAGCAAGCGCCGAAGAACTGATTGCCGCCAGCACCAAGGCCGCCCACATCACGCAAGTATCACTTAAGGGCATGAAAAAGAAACGCTACGTAGGGACGGACATTGTTTACGGATTGGCGTGATGTGCTTGTGTTTGCTGTATTTGTAGGAATGTGTGCCGCATGGATTCTGTTCGTACCGACAGCCCCATAGTATTAGGAGATGGCCCTGCGCTCAAGTCTGACGCGCGAGGCAAGGTCTTTCTACCTATAGTCGTCAACCAGCAAGTACTTGTTTCGCCGTCTGAGCAATTCTTTGATTTGCTATGGAGCGATAAGCGGCAGCTACGTAAAGCGTTGGCCATCTGCCCCAGTCTATCTATCGCCGCACAGCAACGAGCGCAAGGACTAGCCAACGGTGACCCCTTGGGGCATGTGGATAAGAATGGTATCACCCCCAACGAATACGCCCGCGCTGCTGGTTGTCGGCTGCCCGATGACTACGGACGTAAGGATAACGGGATTGAAAGCATTGTGGCTGGTTCGCCCAACGTGAAGGCGATGTACGATGCCCTGGCCGCTAGCCCGAGCCATGCCCTGCACTTGTTCGGCCTCATTCCGCAGTTCGTTAAGCAAGACAAATGCGGGATTGGCTACGCTGAGGGACCAGGACGATATAGGTGGTACATGTCGATTCTGATTGGCGAGTGTAATGAGTGAGTTGTTGTTGGTTCTTTCCTTCGCGGCAGGCATGGCAACCAGAACCCTACTAGATTGGATAATGTATGGAACTGACCAAGCGCGAATGGGAAGTAATGCAGTACGTGAAGCTAGGCATGAAGTACAAAGAGATAGCGTCACTGATGATTCTCTCTGAGCGCACGATACGCACGCACATGTACCACATCTTTATTAAGCTAAACGTAAACAATCGTGTAGCAGCGATTGCCAAGTTGGGGTTGGTTAGTCTCCCGCCGACCCCGGCGAAAGTTAAAAGGAAAAGCCGCAGCAGATGAATCAGGACTACATCGCAGGGACATTGGGGGATCGCAATAGGAATGTTGTTGTTGGGAAGGATAACGCCCAATACGATACGCGCAACGTAGTAAATAACAACTTCGATGCCCACGTTCTGCGCGCGTCATTTGATGAGGGGTTTGACGAGGGCATGAGCGAGCTATCCAAACTGATACGAGAGTTCAACAGCCGGATAGCTCTCTTGGAGTACCGTCTAGCGGAGATGGAGAAGTCATCAGAGGTACGCGCACGCCTGTTCTACGGAGTGATTGTGCTGCTGCTGATTGTCGTCTACAAACTTTTCTTTGGACATATGGGGTGAAACATGGAAACAATTAAGGGTTGGATTCAGAAGGTTTACGCTGATAATGGGCTATGGCCTACCGTGGCGGTGTTGGTGCTGCTTGCAGCGTTAGCTGTGGCTGGTAATTACCTGGATGTTAGTCTGCTCGAATGGCTGAAGTAACACCGACGCAGCGCGAGAAGTTCCGAAAAGCCTGTTGGCACGTGGCGAACTACACACCGAGCGATGCACAAGCAGTCTTTCACGCCAACGATAGCCGCCTAAAGTTGGTTGCGGGTGGTATCCGTGGGGGGAAAAGCTACTCTACAGCAATGGATGTGTTGCCTGAGCTACTGATCGAGAACGCCCTGGTATGGATTGTGGGGCCGGACTACGAGCAATGTAAGCCGGAATGGGAGTACATGCACACGGTTCTGCAGAAGTTGGGCCTCATCACCAAGGCCAGCAGTCCAGAACGGGGCGGCAGGAGCTTTGAAACCACGTGGGGCGCACGTGTTCAGACCAAAAGTAGTGATGATGCCCGCAGTTTAGCCAGTTTTGCGCCTCACGTTATCTTGATGGTGGAAGCGGGCCAGCAAACTTACGAGACAATGCAGAAAGTTCTCGAAAGAGCGCTGGAACATAACGCCAAAGTCATCATGTCAGGCACATTCGAGGGCGCTTTATCGTGGTACGCTGACTTTTTCGAGCGTTGGCAAGGGGAAAACCCCGAAATGGGGCGCAGTTTCAGCATTCCAAGTTGGTCTAACCTGGCAATCTTCCCCGGTGGACGGGATGACCCCAAGATTAAGGCACTAGAAGCAGCGATGCCGCACGAATTGTTCATGGAACGTTGCGGCGCCGTACCCTACAAGCCGAGTGGCCTAGTATTTAAGGAGTTTGACCCCAAGATTCACGTGGGGCGCTACGATTTCAGGCCAGAATTGCCCATCGAGCTAGCGATTGACCCAGCCACCCACACTTACGCAGTACTTGCTGTGCAAGAGGAAGTCATCGCAGACCGCACACACATCTATGTGATTGATGAAGTGTACGAGCATGACATCATCGCACAATCTATCATTCCTCTTGTCAAGGAGCGTCCCTGGTTTAAGTATGTGAAGGGTGGAGTGATCGACATAGCGGGTACACAACGGGCAGCGAACAAGAGCCAGGTGCAAATCTGGTACGAAGAGACGGGTATCCCCTTAAGGAGTCATTACGTCTTTATAGAAGAGTCCATCGCTACCGTCAAGCTACGGCTCCAGCAGAATTTGTTACACTTTGATTACAGATTGCGCACCGACAAGGGCTATGACGGTAAGGCCAACGGAATCCTGGCCGAATTCGGATTGTATAAGTGGCGAGACTGGCACGAGGGGCAATCAACGAAGCAACGGCCAGTAGATGCGAATAATGATGCGTTAAAGGCACTGGGGTATTGGTTATATGATAGATTCGGGCCAGTCGTTGAGCGTAAGAAGCGAAGCAAGCCACAACTCGCAACCTACTATTGATAAGCAAAAGGTATTGTGGGCCGGTATCCGTGCCTCTCTACTCATGGCCCTTGGTGCCATCGAGGATTACCTGGGCTACGAACGCAGCGTAAAGCCGAAGCGTAGCCGATAGGTAAGTAGTAGTCTTAACTAAATAAGTCTTGCCTTTTGGCGGGAGAACTTTTGTCCATCATGTGATGTGACAGGTTCTCCCGCCTTTTTTATTACCTGGAACCCATATGCGCTTAGAGATTGACGACATCCTAGACCGTGTAAGCCGCACTGAAGACGAGAATTCTGCTTGGCGCAAGATGGCCACCGAGTGGGAGGGCATGTGGAAGCTGGACGCGGGTTACAAGAAGTCTTGGCGGGAAACCGTTGAGAAGGACGGCCGCGAGCAAGTCACGACCAGCGACCCGTACAATGTCGTCAACTTGCTAATGCGCCTTATCCCTTCGCAGCCCAAGATTGACATCCCACCACGCAAGGAAGAGGAACAAGCAGACAAGGATAGCCAGCAGATTGAGCGCTGGCTGACGGCCATGTATGCGCGGGTGAACAAACAACAAGAGACCAACTTTGTCGATGACCTGAAATGGTTCTTGGCTGTACGGGGTAAAGCCTATGTTGAAGCAAAGTGGGTAAAGGAAGATATGCCGCCCATGCTACGCAAGAAGGCTTTCCCCATCCTCATCCGTGCGTTGGACCCGTTTGAGGTGGGCTATCGTAAGGGGCCACTGTTTACGGAATGGGCCTTTCATAAGTACGAAGCCGAGAAGGTGGACATCAGACAGCGGTATCCCAACCTTAAGAAGTGGGACCAGCCCAAACCGGACAATCCTATCACCAACGAATCACATCTAGTTACCGTGATTGACTTTTGGTACACGGACCCGGTTGATTACAGCGTGTGGAATGCGGTCATTATCGACAACGAGTTTGCCCTGGAGCCACGCAAAACAGATTACCCCATCGTGCCTATCATCGAGACGCGCGGCGACAGCGCACCAACGGCTGACAAGTCTTACCGTGGCTTGTCTATCCTGCACCCCATCAACGGGGCTTGGCAGTACAAATGCAGACTTGCCAGCAACTTAGGGACCGCGGTGTTGTGGTACACCTGGCCCTTCTTCTTGGTCGAGTCTCCGATGGGGCACGAACAGAATGACATCGTGGTACGCCCTGGCAGTACCCAGCACGCTGTAGAGGGCACCAAGATTCAAGAGGTACGGCCGCAAGCCAACGCCCAACTGTTGGAGTCGATGCTGTCTAAAGTCGATGCCGACATTCAGCAGTCAACTTTCCCAGGCGTCTTGTACGGCGATGCCGGTAATATGCAGGCAGGGTACGGGGTGAACATCCTCAGCCAAGCAGCTACGGGGCGCGTAGAGGCCGTGCGGGGCAGCCTAGAGCGTGGTTTGATGTGGCTCAATGAGTTGGTGTTGGCCCTTGTCGATACCTTTGACGATGACGATGAGGGGGTAGAACTGTGGGGCCGCAATGACGGGGACGAGAAGTTGTACCGCACCTGTCTCTACAAAAAGCAGATTGGCGGGTTCTACGAAAACTCCGTGCAGTTGAAGGTCAGCACCCCCCAAGACGACATTCAGATGCAGACCCTGGGTATCCGCCTGGCCGATGGTAAGTACATCAGCCGCCAAACGTTACGGGACAAATACCTGCGCATCACTGTACCAACAGACGAACAGGACCGCGTCTTTGCAGAGATGGCAATGGAGAATCCAGACGTGCAGAAGGTGCTCAGCATCACGCACCTGATTAAATCGCATCCTGAGACGTGGGAAGCGCTGGTAAAGAGTACGCCCCTCGAACAGATGGCTTACCGCATTGCATCCGAGGTGTTGGGTATCGAGATTGAGCTACCGCCGCCGCCTGAAATGATGCAGCCGCCGCCAGGTATGCCAGGGATGGGTGGGCCTCCTATGCCACCTGGTTCGATGAACTCACCAACCGCACCACCGATGCCGCCTGGACCGCCGCCTATCCAGCCAGGGGCCGAGCTAATCGGGCCACAGGGTGGAGGAATCCCCGCCGAGATGCAGGGCCAGCTACAAGGCGAAAGTATGGGGATGCCGCCCGATATGGACCCGGGATTGTTCGCCCAAATCATGGGCTTACCTATGGGCGCAGGCGAATCTCTAGATCTCTTGGGCGGGAATCAACAGTAAATCAACGGAGGAATAACGATGGCAGTTCAACAGTACGGGAGTGGGCCTTATCGCCCCTACCAGTCAACCGCAAGCAATCAGAACACAGCCGCGCGGCAGCTACCGATAGGCGACGGGGCGGGACCACAGGCGCAGAACTCTTGGCAGGCGACGACCACCAACTTACCCACGAACAACGGCAACAACAGCCAGTATAATCCGTGGGGAACGAACGCTCGCGCAGGCGGAGGGACAGGGCCATATAACCCTAATCCACCCGCACAGCAGCCACAGACGGGCTACACGCCTACGCAGTTGTCGCCCTGGCAGCAACAGACGCCCACCGCGCCGCAGATGACGCCAGGACAACAGAGCACACCGCAGACATGGGCCACACCGCAGGCTTGGACTCCGGCTAACTTCAACACGCCCGCGTTGCAATCGCAAAACAGCGCGTACATGTCTACTGTCTTGCCCTACCTGCAATACCAGCAGAACAACAGCCAGTACAGCCAGGATTTCAACGAGGCGCAACGACGATGGGACTCGCAGAACGGTTGGCAGCAGCAGATGGACCAGTACAATATGGGGCTGACGGGGCGACAGCAGAATTTCAACGAGTGGCAAGCGCAAGAGGCCGCGAATCAATGGGGCGCTCAGTTTGGCTGGACCCAACAGAATGATTTGTTTAGCCAAGGCTTGGCGCAGCGCCAACAAGCCATTGACCAGGCGTACAACGAGGGGCGGTTGACCAACGAGCAGCGCCAGATTGCCCTAGGGGAAGTCACCCAGGCACAGAACTACGCTTTCCAACAGCAACAGTTAGCCGCGCAGCAGGGCTGGAATCGTGAGGAACTCGCCGCCAACATGGGTTGGAATCGGGAGCAGTTGGCCAGCACGGACGCCTATCGCCAACAACAGGACCAGTTAGCCCGTTGGCAACAACAACAACAGATGCAGCAACAGACCGCGATGCAGCAGGCCGAGTTAGCCGCAGCCCGACAGAACGCAGTGTTACAAGCAACTGGCCGCAGCATGGGCAATGGCCCATCAGCAACTTGGATGAAACGTTTCTGATGCACGAACTACTTTGCGGTGATTGCTTGGAGATATTACCAACGTTGCCTGCGCAAACGGTAGATTTGATTCTAACAGATATTCCCTATGGTGAAGTTAATAGAGAGTCAGCAGGATTGCGAAACTTAGATAAATCTATCGCTGATGTTGAAACCTTTTCACTTGATTTTGTCGTCAGTCAGTCAGTCAGACTAGCTCAAAGTATCTATATATTTTGCGGGATTGAGCAAGTA